TTACATGAGAAGTCCTATTAACATCCAGGCTGCCCCGATTAGAATTAAGGTTTCGAATGTAATCCAAAACTTTCTTTTTTCTGGTTTTTGAAATTCTTTAATTACAGAAAATATGGCACTTATTCCTACAAGAGTGAAAAGAGCAATTCTGATTGTTTCAGTCATTTGCATCACCACCTAATATTTTAATAGTTTAATTATATAGTAATTACCATTTTGTAGAAACTTAATAAAATAATACTTCTAATAGAAAGAGAGGAATAACAATGGGACAAGGAAACCGTGGAATGGCTTTTGAAAAGCTTATTAATCTAGCGAATGAAATGTATCAAAGAGGGGGAGTGGCGCTTATAAACAAGCGTCCAACTCCTGTGAAGGTATTAAAGAGTAAAGGTGGACGTGTGCTAAGTGGATTCTATGAAGCTAAAAGTACAGTAGACTATGATGGCGTTTATAAAGGACGAGCTATTGCGTTTGAAGCGAAAACTACAGAGAATACAACACGATTTGATTTAAGTAAAATTGCACAGCATCAGCTGGATTACCTGGAGAAAGCAGAGAAGATGGGAGCAATTTGTTTCTTCCTTATTGAATTTAGCAAGGACAAGTCAGTATTTCTGGTACCACTATCAGTCATTCAAGCTTATGTAAGGATGTCGCAGCAGCCAAAAGGTAAGAAGTCGATACGAAGAGCAGACTTTGATATTTATGGATACCTGGTAGATCAGACGGAACGAGCACCAGTTGATTACTTACAATACATCGATGAATCAGGATTGATTCCAGGGGTGTTAGATGGAATGATTCAGTTAGATCAGGACCATGCAAGGATTGCTAGTAATATAGAAGCAGCGAAAGAGAAAATGAACAACAAGAAACGAACGTTATTAAAGGCTTAATGGATAACGGAACAACGCGCAATAGTGTGGTGGGGGCTATGTTAATGCGTGATGTTCCCTTATTCAACAATGAGATATTAAAATTTCACGTACCTTATGTGATGTTAAAAACATAAATTCGAAATAGGGGGATTTACCATGACAAACATTTATCGAAACTTAGGAGAAGAAATTGAATTAATGGAGATTGAATTAAAGGACCTGAAGTTAGAACATAAATACCTGATTAAAAATATGCATATGAATGCGCCTAAGTTTAATGGAGTAACAGACTACAGCAAGGACCGTGTAACAGGAGGGCAAATTCCATTGGCTTTAGATGAAATTGCAGGTCGTCATGATCGTATTATGGAGAAGTCAGAACGATTAAAACAACGTATTACTGATAAGAAGGTACTAATGGGGGAAGCACAGTTTGTTATGAGTAAAAAGAAAGGTTTGGAACAACAAATTATATATTTACGTGATGTAATGGGATTCAATTTAAAACAGGTTGCTAGTGAGCTAGGTTATAGCTATGACCATATTAGAAGAGTAAGCAGCAGAATGAAAAGAAGCCACAATCATGCCACAACGATGACACACTGTTCTTGATATTTAGGTGATACACTATTAGTACTGAGAGGTAGCGGAAACTACTTTTAAGTTCTTGATTTCGAGATGGATTGTTTTACAAATGTGGTGATGGTTCGTTCGATTGGATGAACTGTATCGTTCTAAAAAATATAGGTCTAAACGAGCAGAGAGCTTCCGCTCTTTGTTTGAGCCAATACAGCTGAACATTCCCCTCAGTCTTATGTATTGGTTCAAACAAGGTGCAGGAAGAAATACACGCGTCTTGGATATAAAGATTGATTCCCTTTATATACGACAATATAAAAATGGTGTTCGTATCACCGACTCCACGGAGTATAAACGAGAAGATTCTTATCCTTCTCCCAGTCACCGACACAGGGCGTGTAGCCATACTATTGATGCGGTGATTTGGAGAAGGTTGAGAGTAGTCTTGACCTTGGAAGAGAAACTTTGCCATTTGTTTTCTCTCTTTTCTCCCATCCCCTTGAAAGCTGTCACTTCGGTGATGGCTTTTTGTTTATTCAGATAAAAGGATTATAGTATTTTTTGTCGAATAAACAATTTTAGAGAGGAGGGGTGAAAATGAATTATTCGTATGTACAAGAACAATTAAACAGAGGAGATATTGTTAACGTACAATTAGATAAGCAGGCAAACGTTCTGCTGCTAGATAGTGCGAATTACAATAGATTCAAAAGAGGAGAACGCTATAATTATCATGGTGGTCTAGCTAAAGCGTCACCGGCTCGTATTGTAACTCCAAGTACAGGCTTATGGTATATAGTAATAAATCTCGGTGGAGCTCCAGGAACGGTAAGATATTCAATAGACATTAAACGTAATTAATAAAAAGCATCCATAACGGGTGCTTTTTTCTTTGTTATATAGAAATTACACATTAAACGTATTTAAAGACTGTTTTAGGTATAATGTGAATTGATAATCATACAATGATACAGAACGGATTTCCAACTAGTTACCCCATTAGTTTTACAAGAGAGCACTTAACTTGGGGGAGTGCTCTCTTTCGTTTGCACATAAGGAGGCTCCCGTCATACAATATCAGGTCAATATAAATACGCCGTTACTCACTTAAAGAGCTCTATAAATAGGTATAGAGCTTTTTTATTGCACATAAAGTACCTTTAAACATACTATATTGAGTCGGGGCTATTCCACAAACTCCTTTTCAGAGGGACCATGTATTCCGCAATAGAGCTGCGCCATGTGAAGAGGAAAAGCATTACTATTTATTTCATACTCAGAATAATTCAAGGGCACTTTACGGTGCTTTTTTTTAATTGAATAAAATGGACATTAAATGAGGTTTATAACATGTATATTGGATTGACTGTTTTAGGCGCTGCCGTGATTGGTTTAGCGTCTTATTTGTTGTTAAGGGATGATAAGGAGGGTGAAGGATGAACTTAAAGAACGTTTCGACAAAAGACCTAAGTGAAGAGTTAGAGAAGCGTGAAGGTGTTGAAACAATGAATGTGGAGCCTCATGTGAAAATTGAAGTTGGCGGTATTGTTGTTGATGGTCCTGCGATTATCTTGATTAATAAGGATTAGGGTGAGAATTAATGAACGTTGGCTCCTTAATATGGATATTCATCCTTATTCGATATTATAAATATGTTACAAAACAAACGAACACAACCAACGAAAATAAATAATATTCCGAATGTAATTCAATGGTGATTGTATAACATATAAAACATGATTAAATCAACCTTTGACTTCGTTGTCCACGATATGATACATTGAATGTATTACAATGTGAGTTTAACGGGGGAAAAGGGGGATTATTGGAGTGGAAGTCGTGAATCCAATTCGTAGTCTAAAAGATCTTGAGGATATGAAAGAATGTCTGCTTATGAAGTCGTATCGTGATTTTCTTTTATTTGTGATGGGAATTAATACTGGTTTGAGAATAGGAGATTTGTTGAAGCTTAAAGTCGGTGATGTGAAGGATAAAACTCACATTCGAATCAGAGAGCAAAAGACAAAGAAGAACAAACAGTTTCCAATTACTCATATTAAAGAAGAGATAGATCGTTTTGTAGTGAACAAGAATGAAGATGAATGGTTATTCCTTTCTCGTAAAGGCGATAAGCCTATTACAAAGGTTCAAGCGTACCGTATCCTTAATAATTGCGCTGATATGGTTGGGCTAGAGAATATAGGTACTCACTCAATGAGAAAAACATTTGGGTACCATTATTACAAGAAGACAAAAGATGTAGCATATTTAATGACAATCTTTAATCACGCTTCTCAGGAAGTGACAAAACGATACATTGGAATTACGCAAGATGAGATAGATGCATCTATGCAAGGTTTCAAACTTTAAAGTAGCGAATCCGCTGCTTTTTTATTTTGCATAGAAAAAAGGAACCCATAAGGATCCTTTTTTCACGCTGTTCTATAATCTTTGTTTTTAAGTTTCTTTCTGGTATCTATAAATGCCACGGTCATTATTATCATGCATATTAAATCCATCCAGCGAAACTCTTTATGGAACATTAGTGCAGAGAAGATATTGTAAGCGTATATAAAGCCAATGATCGGAAAGAACCAAAGAAAAAACCTTAAATCTTTTAAAGTGAATTTATAATTATTAATCTTTTTCCACATATGTATCAGCTCCTATTGTTCAGAAGTTGTGTAGTTTTTCTTGATGATATCTTTTATGTTGATAATTAAGGATATAAAGAATCCAGCAGCTAGGATACCGTTTACCCAGTAATATGTAGTCCCTGTTGTGAATTTACTATAAAAGGATTGAACGTTATACCATACCAGGAGCACCGAAAAGATAGTAGAACATACTAACATACCAAAACTTTTCATACTGTTGACCTCAATTCTAAAATTTGTGACTTTTGATACAATTATACATTTAAATAAAAAGATTTACAAAGAGATTATCATAAGGAGGAGTTAGAGAAATGAAACTAACGAAACAAGAACAAACTGTTATTATCGGTCAGTTAATAAATAATGCTATTGGTTTAGAGCTTGTACAGCAACACATTGATCCACAGAAATTAGAAAAGGCAGTAGCTATGCATAATGAAATAAGTGATGATATGACGCCAAAGCAAACAAGAGAAGCATTTATTAGTGTGTTAGATAAAACAATTGATGAGTTTTTAAAAGCCGGAGGATAAAAGTTAGACAAGTTACTTCCTATTAATATAGAAGGTGGTGGGTGATATGAAGTGAAACAAAAACACGAGTTAGCTCAAGAAGATTATATGCAAGGAATGAAGTACAAGGAACTCGCTGAGAAGTATGAGGTCAGTGTAAACACCGTAAAGTCATGGAAGACCAGGTACAAATGGGATAGAAAAGGTGTGCATACAAAAGATGAAAAAGTACGCACACAAAAAAAGACAGGTGCACCCCTTAATAATAAGAATGCTGTAGGAAACTCTGGTAATAGAAATCCTAAATGGGGTAATAAGAATGCTGTTGGTCATGGCGCTCCAAAAGGGAACCATAACGCTATGACGCATGGATTATATGCAACTGTCGTTTATGAGCACTTATCTGATGAAGATAGAGTGCTATTTGATTTGTCTCAGGATATTGAAGGTCAAGAGCAAGAGTTACAAGTAGCTCGTTTTAAGTTAGCCAAACTAATACAAGATCAGAAGGAACACAGATTAAAAGGTATGGCGGTATCGGGTGACGGTGCTTATTCCTATACATTAAGGGATGACTTTTACACAGATGCTATTAACAAAGCGCTTGATATGATTTCCAAAATTGAAACTCGTATCGATAAATCAAAATTAGAGCGTGAAAAGTTGCAAGCACAGTTAAGTAAAATGAGGGCAGAAACAGAGTTTATAGAAGAAAGAATTAAACTGCTGAAAGGTCAAAAGAAAGATACTTCATTACTCGATGCATTAATAGAGGGGCGTAAACAATATGAGCAAAACAGCGATTAAGTTTTCGCCTAAACAGTTAGAAGTTATCTATCGGCCATATAACTACACATTTGATGTGCTAGAAGGGACGCCCAGATCAGGGAAGACAACAGCGGGGCACTTTCGCTATGCTGATTATTTAACTTGGACAAGGGATACAAACCATTTAATCACTGCATATAACCAGGAGCAAGCATATCGTTTATTTATCGATGGTGATGGCACTGGGTTGCAGCATATCTTTGGTAATCTTGCTGAGATTAAGCACGATGAGCACGGCTCACACCTTTCAGTACACACGCCTAATGGAGTTAAGAAAATCTATTATAAGGGCGGGGGAAAAAGTAACAGTGTCGGCGCTATAACGGGTATGTCGCTGGGTAGTGTAGTGTTTTGTGAAATTAATCTGCTTAATATGGGAATGATTCAAGAGTGTTTTCGTCGTACATTCGCTGCTCAAGATCGTTACCATTTAGCGGACTTGAACCCACCTGCTCCACATCACCCAGTTATTTCAGAAGTATTCGATGTACAGAATACACGTTGGACTCACTGGACGATCCAGGATAACCCGATTATTACCGAGGTACGTAAGCAAGAGATATATGACATACTCTCAAAGAATCCTTATTTATTGGAACGAGATTGGTATGGTAAAAGGGTTATGCCACAGGGTGTTATTTACTCCATGTTTAGCATGAAAGACAACATCATTCCTGCTGTTCGTGGTCAGAGATATGAAATGTACTTTACTGCTGACGGTGGGCAATCAGATGCTACTTCGTGTAGTTGTAACATTGTGGTTCGTTATGAAAACAAATTTAGGATGTTGCGTGTAGCTAACTACTATCATAGCGGTAAAGATACAGGGCAAGTTAAAGCGATGTCCACTTATGCGAAAGAAATTAAGAAGTTCATGGAATGGTGCGTTAAAAAATTTGAAATGCACTATACAGAAGTGTTTGTTGACCCTGCGTGTAAGTCATTAAGAGAAGAGTTGCATATGGTAGGGATTCTAACGAGAACAGCTGACAATAACGCTCATGACGTAAAAGGTTCAAGTAAAGGGAAAGAAGTTGGGATAGAACGACTTCAAAACTCTATAACTAATGAACAATTTATGCTCGTTGAATGTGATGAATACGATCATTACAATTTCTTAAAAGAGATTGGTATGTATGTGCGCTTAGATAATGGCGAACCGATAGATAACTACAATCACGCCTTAGATGAGTGCAGATACTCAAATAATTATTTCTATAAACGATACGTAAAATAAGGCGGTGAGAGCGTGTTTGGAAACATCGTTGCAAAAGTAAGGGGGTGGCTATATAAATTGGGACTGATTAAAGGAATTAAGAAGATATCAGACAAAAAAGACATACCTGTAAATGAAGAATCTTATAAGCATATTGATATGTGGAAGGCTTTATACAGTGGGCACTATGACGAATGGCACAATGTTAAGTACCATACGCTCGATGGACAAAAGAGCAGGACAATGGCATCTCTTAACATGGCGAAGGTCATATCACAGGAAATGGCTGCTCTTATTTTCAATGAAAAATGTTCTATTAACATCTCAGATAAAACGTTATCCGATGATATTAAGAGTGTTCTTGATGAAAATAACTTCATTAAAGAGTTTCAAAGGTATCTAGAATATAACTTCGCTTTAGGTGGAATGGTCATTAAAGTGTATTGGGACAATGGAATTAAGCTTTCATATGTCACAGCTGATTGCTTCATCCCTGTAGCATGGGATAACAAACATATCACTGAAGGTGTGTTTGTAAATGAAATTTCTAAAGGTGATAAAAAGTACACTCTGCTAGAGTGGCATCTAGTTGAAGGTAGCGAGTATGTTATCAAAAATGAACTGTATGAGAGTAAGAATCAAGGTGATTTAGGTGTAAAAGTGTCCTTGCCGACTCTGTATCCTGAATTAGAAGAAGAAGTGCGTATCAAGGACTTATCTAAACCGATGTTTGTATACTTCAAACCGAATACAGCTAACAACATTGATATGAGTTCGCCTCTTGGTATTTCTATTTACGCTAACGCTTTAGGAACACTTAAGTCACTTGATATAGCGTTTGATAGTTTCCAACGTGAGTTCGTCTTAGGAAAGAAACGTATTATTGTTCCAGATATGGCGATTAAGACTATTGCAGACCCTTTAACCGGTTCGATGTTACGCTATTTCGATGCGAATGATGAAGTTTATCAAGCATTTCAGTTAGGCGATAACATGGATAAAATACAGGATATATCAGTTGAGTTACGTGTAGAAGAACATGCAGCTGCTATTAACGCTTTATTAAACTATCTGTCCTCTCAAGTTGGGCTTTCTGCTGGAACATTTAGCTTTGATGGGCAAGGAGTTAAAACAGCAACAGAAGTTGTTAGTGAAAACTCCAAGACGTTCAGGACGAAGCAGTCACACGAAACAGTTATTGAGGATGGCATTCGGGATTTAGTCGATATTATTATCGAAATTGCTGCTTTATATGATGAATTTGATAGTACTGATAAATACGAAGTCACTGTTACTTTTGACGACTCTATTGCAGAAGATCAGACAGCAGAGATTAATAAGCAAGTTACGCTTGTTATGAATGGCTTAACAACTAAAAAGTTAGCAATCATGAAGATACATGGTGTTTCTGAAGAAGAAGCGAAGAAAATTGTAGAAGAAATTCAAAATGAGAATAAGATGGTTATGCCTGAAGGAGTAGATTTCTTCGGCATGAACAATAAACAACAGAATAATAGTTCAGGAGATGAAGGGTAATGGCACTCCCTCCTGAGAAGTTACAGCAACTCTCTATATTTGTAGTGGATATCTACAATGCAATCGAAGAAGAGTTGCTTTTAAATATGGTCAGAATTCTCAAGTACGATAGGGAATTGCTATTAACTGCTGAGGATTTTACAGAATACCAACATTGGCGCATAGTTCAGCTAAATAAGTTGGGTAAGTTGAATCAACAACAAATGAATACAATCTCCCGTCATAGCGGTAAAACGGCTGAAGAAGTGCGGAAGATGCTAGAAGGTGCTGGTTTTACTGCGGTAGAACAACACGAGCCGTTATATCAGCAAGCAGTACAAGCAGGTAGTTTAGTTTCTGCTCCTGCGATGCATACGAGCGCCGCTCTAATCGGCACTCTTAACGCTTATGAGCAACAGGCATTAGATACGCTGAACCTTGTAAATACAACCATGTTGAAGCAGTCACAACAGGTTTATCTAGATGTTTTAAATAAGACGGTAGGTAAACTACTGGGCGGTGTCATAACGCCACAACAGGCATTAAGACAGACCGTTTCTGAGTGGTCGCAGCGAGGAATCCCTGCTCTGATTGATAAAGCGGGGAGAAGATGGGGAGTAGAAGGATACGTTAGTATGTGCGCTCGGTCTACAAGCCAAAACGTAGCTAATGGTATGCAAGACGAAAGAATGCGGGAGTACAAAGTAGACCTATGCGAAGTATCCAGTTACCCAGGAGCACGACCGAAATGCTTTGAAGATCAAGGTAAGATTTACAGTTTGAGTGGCAAACATCCTAAGTACAAGCCTTTAAGTAGTACAAGCTATGGTGAACCTGATGGGCTATTCGGTATAAATTGCTCACATATTCGTTATCCATACATTGAGGGGTTATCTACTCAAAGGTATTTCCCACATGAGGATATAGAAGAGAATCGCAGGATTTACAAGCAAAGCCAACAGCAGCGAGCGTTAGAACGTCAGATTAGAAAAGCGAAAAGAGAAGTAAAGGTTATGGAAGCGTTAGGCGATACAGAAGGCGTGAAAGCAGCGAAAACCAAGGTATCACAACACCAAGCAGCTATGAGAGAGTTCATCAAAGAAACAGGTCGTAAACGTCAGCAGAATCGAGAACAAATAGAACCATTAAGCAATAATGAAAAAGAACAATTGAACAATTTTAATAATGGTTTAGGAAATGTGAATAAAGAAGTTAAGATTCCACCGTCTACATTAAAGCATTCTGGCGTGGGAGATTTTACTAATCCTAAAAATCCGAAAAAAGAAAAGATCGGCAACATGAGAGGTGGAGGGCATGGTCAATCTAATATTGAACTATTAAAGGACCATGTAATTGAGTACAATATAGTTGAGGTACTACCTAATGGTGTAAGACTGGGAAATATCCCTAGCCATAAAGAGAAGCCAAAGAAAACAGGAAAAGAACAATCATGGTTTCCTGAATCATGGACTGATCAAGACATCAATGAGGCAGCGGTATATGTTGCTAATCTGCAAGATAAAAATAAATATCTTCTTGAAGAGACTCCATACATTATAAGAAAGTACGCTAATTATAATGGTGTTACAATCGCTATTGTGTATGATAAAAAGAGACACTCAGTAACTACTATATTCCCTGATGGAATACAAAGATTGTTAGGAGGTGGATGATATGGATTGGTCCAGATCTAAAGAAATCCTTTCTAATCGAATCGAAATAGCTGACCATGGTACTGGGATGAGCCCGCTTGATGAATGGTGGGAAGAGATGCCTCAAATTCTTTCTAAAGACCAAAGTGAAACAGAGAAATTCCTCGAAGAAAGATCAACCAAAGAACTATATTTTTTGAGTGAACTATTTGAGGATATAGCTTATGGATTTAGAACAGATTCTTTTATAGGGTTCCTGAAAGAACTACACTTGAAACATCCAGATGCAGAAATGGAAGAACAAATTAAAGAAGCAGAAGAAGTTATTTGAAAACGCACTTACTAAGTAAAAATAGTAAGTGTGTTTTATTTTGTCGGTTTATTCGTAGTCGACGTTATAAACAAAACGAAAGGACAAGTATTTAATCCGAAAGGAAGGATATATATGGCGTTACAGAAAGAAACAGGTTATCAAGGACCTTTTAAACTTGAAGGATCATTACGATTAGATTTGCAATTCTTTGCTGAGGATGGAGATAGTGGAGAAGGAACCACAACACCAGCTGCACCGTCACAACAAGAAGGTGATAATGTTGGAAATCTAGAACCAACAGCAACACAGGAACCTCCTAAAACATTCTCGCAAGAAGATGTAAACAATATTGCATCAAAAGAAGCGAAGAGAGCACAGGAAAAGTTGTTAAAACAGCTCGGTGTTGAGGATTTCAACAGCGCAAAAGATGGACTTGTAAAATTTCGAGAATATCAAGATTCTCAAAAAACGGAGCAAGAGAAGTTAAATGAGCAGTTAACAACATATCAAAATCAAGTGAAAGAAAGCGAGAATGCTATTTTTTCTCTGCAAGCAGAAAATGCTGCGATTAAATCAGGAATTACAGAAGAAAAGAATTTAAATGCAGTTATTACTCTAGCAAAAACAAAGGTTAGTGATGACGTAGACATTACGAAGGCTATTGAAATGGTAGTTGAAGAGTTCCCTCATTTTAAAGGTGTAGTGGAAGAACCACAAGGGAATCCGAAGCCTACATTTACAACTGGTCAACACCAAAAGAAAACACCTTCATTAGCTGAGCAATGGGCAGAAGCATTTAAGAATTAATTAAAACCAAAATAGGAGTGATTTATTAATGGCCAAGCCGAATTTCGCACAGGATTATCAACAAGCATTACAACAAAAATTTTCAAAGGGATTAAGTTTCTTCGAACTGTACAATACACCGAATAACCAAAACATTAAATGGGTAAATGCTAAAACAATCCAAATTCCACGCATCACAGTTGGTGGGTATACAGATGTGGATCGTGATGTTGTAGGTAACTATACACGACGCGCTGATAACGATTGGGAAACAAAAACAATCGTTCACGACCGTGAGTTTAGAACTTTAGTAGACCCAAAAGACATTGATGAAACGAATATGGCATTATCTATTGCGAACATTACACGAGTTTTCAATGATGAACAGAAGCAGCCAGAGATGGATAAATACATGGCTTCAAAACTGTATTCTGAGTTCACTACGAATGGGAAAACAGCAAATACAACTGCATTAACTATTGATAATGTGTTAAGTGTTTATGATGATTTCATGATGGAAATGGATGATGCAGAAGTTCCACAAGAAGGACGTATCCTGTATGTAATTCCACAGGTCAACAAATTATTAAAACAAGCAAAGGACATTCAGCGAAGCCTTGATGTTGGTGCGAATAATGGTAGTTTAAAACGCAGTATCTATTCTCTTGATGATGTAACGATTAAAACAGTTCCTTCTTCTCGTATGAAAACTGCTTATAACTTTACTAATGGAGCCGTACCCGATGCAGCTGCAAAACAAATCAATATGATTCTAGTACATCCAGCAGCCGTTATAACGCCACAACAGTATGAGTTCGTTAGCTTAGATGAGCCAAGTGCAACTACAGGTGGTAAGTTCCTTTATTACGAGCGTAAATACTGGGATGTATTTACTATCCAAAAGAAAGTAGACGGCATCAAATTCAATATTGAAGGCGCAGGAGCTTAAGAGAGGACTTAATTGTTCTCTCTTTTCTTATTCTGAAAGGAGAATGTAAATGAGTAACGTTGTAAAAGTAAAACGACTGAATAAAACACTTAATATCGATGAGGGACGCTTAGATAGTTACCTGCTAGATGGATATGACCAAATCGATGAAGAAGGTAACATTATCACTCGTGCAACAGGTGGACGAAATGTTTCGTTGGCTGAATTAAATGCTGTATTAGCTGAGAAGGATTTATTAGTAACAGAAAACGATAAGTTGAAATCCGAAAATAGCAAACTAAAAGCTGAAAACTCTAAGCTGAAGAAGAGTGAACCAGCAGAGAAGTAGGTGATCGCATGCTGTATATTGATGTAGATTACTACAATAACGAATACAAAGGTACTTCAGTATCTGATACATCGTTATTAGAACGATTGATTGCTCGTGCAAGCGACCAAATCGACCATATCATTAATTACAAATTAGAAGGCGTTGACTTTGATAAGTTGGCGCCTTTTATTATGAAGCAGGTAAAGAAAGCTACTGCTGCACAAGTTGAATTCTTAGCGATCAATGGAGAGACTTCTGCAACTGTAAGTGAGGGTGGTGGAGGATTCTCTGTAGGTTCTTATTCTGAGAACGGTGTGAGTGCAGGAGATGATAGCTCTGCTAATTTCTATACTCAGTATGCAATTGCAGTTCCGAAATTTCTTAGACCAACTGGCTTATTATATGCGGGTGTGTGTGTACATGGCTAAACCTATGCGACGTTCATTGTTAATTCATACAGTCGAGTATCTGGAGTATAAAGGTGAAGATGATTCGTGGGGTGGAAGTGACAACTATGCTGAACCCGTAAAGCTTGAAAGGGTTCGAATTGAACCCAAAAAGACATTTGTATCTAATGGGAATGGCGACAGTGTAGTGATGCAAACTTTACTATTTCATGATGCAGTACATTCAACGCCTATTACTTTCAAAGAGAAATCCAAAGTCATATTTAACGGAAAAGAAATGACCGTTAGCAAAGTAAGTGACTTTTATGATAGAAGCAGACTCCATCATGTGGAGGTGGCGCTCGTATGATTCGGGTAAATGTTCAATCTGATACAGGTATGATTGAAAGTAAGGTACTGGAAGCGACACAGAAAGCGCAATTTGCACTAGATCAGCAGGTTCTTAAAGATAGTAACTACTTTATCCCTAAAGACACAGGTGAACTAGAGAGGTCTTCTATTCGATTTAGCAAGCTTGGAGAGGGGCACATTGAGTGGAATACTCCTTATGCTAGACGGCTTTACTACAACCCTCAGTACAATTTTTCGCATGACGTAAATCCTAATGCGATGGGCCTTTGGTTCGAATACAGTAAAGCGCAAAACGTAACAGATTGGGCAAGAATCGTAGAAAACGAGATTAAAGGAAACTTATAGGAGGGCAAACATGAAGTGGCTTATAGAATCCGTAAAGAAACATTTAACTACTAATTTATCAAAAGACATCATGTTTGCTCCTATAAAAGTAGACCTTCTGGATATAGGAACAAACAATACACCTAAAAAGAGTATTGCTATAAGAATGACTCCATCTGCACTAGGAGAGCAGTATCTCAAAGGTGAGATCATAAATAAGCAGTTTCAAGTGCTTGTTAAAAGTGATAACCAATTAGAAGTTAACAACACGGCAGAAGCAATTGCACGTGAATTGAATAACGTTCATAAGCGAAGTTTCAATACTATTGATGGCTCCTATACACTAAGTCTATTAAATGTGTATGTGGAGCCTAATTTCGTTGAGAAGACAGCAGCAAATGAGTATGTATATACGGCTATCTTTAAGGCTGAACTATACGAAGACGAATAAACGATAAGGAGAATGCATAATGTCATTTTTATTGAATCACCTTTACAAATTTGAAATTGATATGGGAACGGGGACAACTCCTAAATGGGGAACTATCGCTCGTGGTATCAAATCAGTGGATCCTGATAACAATGAAGAATCAGAAGAGAACTACTACTATGACGGTGGAGGAGCTTCAGAGCGTGATGTTATTGGTTTCATGATGTCATACGGCTTTGAAGGTCACCGAGACTACGCAGATGAGGTCCAAAACTTTATTATGCGTATGGCTAATAAGACAGGTGACGCTCGAAAAGTTCCATTCCGTGTAACTGAACCTGACGGAGGTAGCTATGAAGGTCGAGCTACTGTATCAGATATTAAGAATCCAGGTGGAGACGCTAACTCTAAAGGTGAAATTGAGTTCACTATCTCTTATGATGGTGTTCCTACTTATAAAGGTAAGGCTTGAAAGGATGTAGCTGAAAAGCCTGCTCCTACTAAGTTAACTAAGTAGTGAAATATGGGACAATGATTCCCTAAAAAGGAGAAACAATACTATGACTAATACATTTAACTTTGATTTTAAGCAGAGCTACAAAGAGGTAACAATTGCAGGTGAAGTCTTCCATGTTAAATTCGATGATGATTCTATGCTTGCTTATCAGTTAGCTTTCAAGGAGTTCGAAAACAAACTAGCTGAAGCACAAGAGTTATCTACAGATATCCGCGAAGCTTCTGCTCTAGAGTTACGAGCTATGAAAGAGAAGCAAGTTGAGATTACTAAAGAGGCTATAGAAATGTTCTTAGGTGAGGGAACATTTGAGGGCTTATATGAGAAGGCTGGTAAGTCTAGTATAAACATGATGGGACTTATCAATATGCTTATGAAAATGGTTGAGGCTGAGATGATTGAGCAAGCTGGAGAGGTTAACAATAAGTATCTAGCAAACTTAAAGAAGTAATGAGCCATGAAGAATCCCTTCACATTAACGGAGAGAAACTTTGATGTAATCAACTGGGGAGGCGTAGCCGTTGAGCTAAACCTCTCCTTTGATAATATTCTCATGATGCTTCAAATGTTTGATGATTCCAGCATAAGAGAAAAGCAGAAACCTCATATCGCTCTACAGATGCTTATAGTAGAAGCAACGTTAATTCCTCAGCTTGATATCTCTAGACGGTTGGAACTATTAAGAGTTATCTTCATGGCTAAGCTTGGCGTGGATCTAGATGGGGACACTAAGAATACACAAAATAAGAGTGAACAATCAGATAATTATAACGCTGATGAGACTACACCTGATTACCCTATTGTGGATTACTCTATCGACGCAGAAAGAATATATGCATCTTTCTTAATGGATTACAGTATTGACTTAATTGAGGAGCAGGGAAAATTGAAATGGTCCCAGTTTCAAGCATTGTTCAATAACTTATCAGACAATACGCCAATGAAGATTGCTATTAAATACCGTGTATGTGCTATTCCTGAGAGGACCAAAGACAACAAAGAGGAAGTCAAGGATATTCGTAAGAAGAAGCTATTCTATGAGCTCCCTAAAGCAAAGGAAATGCGCGAGGCTCATGAGTACGAGGCGTACAAGCGTAATATGGACATCAAACGCAAGCGGATAATGGAAATGCAAGCAAGACAATAAAAACCTCTTACGAGGGCTCGTAGTCGTCTCACATGGGACATATGAGCCCTTTTTTTTGACTAAATTAACTATATTGGAGTGCAAACTCAATGGCTGATGGACAAGTAAGAATAGATGTAGGCTTAGAAACCGAACAGGTGAGAAGAGACGTCCAGCAGGTTAATAGAGAGCTTGGAAGAGTAGGCTCTAATATGGGAAGAGTTTCCCGTGACATGGCTAGCTCTATGGGGCAAGGTTTTACTCAAATGAATAACGATATTGCTAGAGGCTACACTCAAGTGTCACAAGCTCACCATAACATGATGAACGAAATGAAGAACGCATACAAGCAACAAAAAGCAGGTATGTCTGATACTAGAGAGGCACAAATTGAGGCTCAATACGGATACTTCCAATTAGCTCAAGCCTCAGGGACATATACCGGCTCTATAGATACTATGATTGGCCGTATCAACGAAATAGGAAAGGCTCAGAAGGCTGCTAACGATCAGCAAATAAACGGGAATAGATTGGCACTAGTAAGCATGTATGAAACTATTGGAGCGTTAAACAATGCAAGCTCTACTGCTTCACGTATGCAAAACAATCTAACGCAGATGAATAACCCTCTGTATAATACGAGCAGGCTTGCCATGACGGCAGTTGATTCCCTAGATAGATTGGCACGATCAGGTAGCCCTCAGCAGTTAGCCCTGGAGTTTCTTGGAGCTAATGCCTCTGTAAAGCAGTACAACGATTTCATACGAGATTTAGGGGCTCAGATGATGGCTCTTCCTATTATCTTTGGATTGGCTACTGCAGGAGCTGTTAAATTCTATGGAGCATTACACGGAAAGGTAATGGAAGAGAATACAAAGTATGCTGAGGCGTACAACAACATGATAGAGAAACTTACAAAGGCTTTCGAGCCAATGCGTCAAGCGTTTGCCTCTGTAATGGTACCAATCTATAACTTTATAGCTGGCATGGCTGAGTTAATCATCAAGTTTAATGAGGCGCATCCTACGTTAGCTAAATTCATTCAAGGGATGATGATGCTTGTTCCTGCTCTAATGGTACTAGCTACGCCTCTAGCTCTAGGGATTGGATACTTTGCAGGATTAAGAGCTATTCTCTTTGCGCTACGTCCTGTCATGATGCCAATTATCACAGGGTTTGGACTTATGAGCGCGCCTGTATGGATTGTAGCTGGAGCAATCGCTGGGCTTGTGGTTGGGTTTAATCATTTCTATAAGACTAGTGAGACATTTCGCAATGCAGTAAATTCTAGCATTGTAGCAATTAAAAACTTTGGAGTTAATCTACTAAACTTAGGGAAATACATTTGGAGCGTCATAGCAGTAGGCGATACCATGAATGATTGGATTACTCACCTTCCTGAGTCTTGGCAAGGCGTTGCGGAGTCAATCGGTAATGTCTTTATGGTAATGCGAACTGCAGTTACTTCCACGTTTGCCCCTATCATGCAACTTGGAGCGCATTTTACTAACTTGATGAAATACCTATGGAGCGTCATAGCGGTTGGTGACGTAATGAATGACTGGATTACTCACCTACCTGTAGGATTCCAAAATTGCACGCTCATGCTTGGTAATGCGGTTATGTCAATTCGTACTGCTATAACTAGTATGGTAGAGGCTATCCGTTTAGCTATTGGCGGAGACACTTCCCAGCTGGGGCAAATATTTGCAACGATCCTTCCTAGTTTAATAGCTATGCTTGTGGGTGGGTTACCTGGACTGCTTATAACTGCTACGCGCTTTCTACCCACTATCGTAGAGGGAATCAATTCTACAATGCCAGGACTAACAAGCACTATCACGAATGTTATAACTTCTATGGTAAACATGATTGTCACGTATCTACCTCAATTCCTCAATCAAGGTATTGCTATCTTGACAAAAGTAATAGAGGGACTTGTACAGGTATTACCTCAGGTAATAACTACAATCGTAAACGTAGCAGTTCAAATGATAAATTCATTTATTAACATGATAGGGACGTTGCTTCCTGTAATCCTGGACGCCGGAGTAAAAATACTAATGGCCGTAGTTGACGGATTAGTTAAAAGTTTACCTAAAATTATAGAGGCATCTATCAAGGTAATAACTACGCTGGTGGATGCACTAGTCAGACTGCTCCCTAAGATTATAGACGCAGGTATTAAAATCCTAATGGCTCTCATTGACGGTATCATAAAGATTTTACCTAACTTGATACAGACTGCTATTACATTAATCTTGAAGATAGCAGATACTATCATGCAAAACCTTCCAAAGATAATTGAGGCTGGTATTAAAATCCTTATGGCTCTGATAGATGGAATTATAAAGATTTTACCCCAATTGATCCAAGCGGGAATTACTATCATGACTAAACTGCTGGATAGTATTATCAAACACTTGCCTCAGATTCTCTCTGCAGGTATGAAAATCTTAGGGGAGCTTATTAAAGGTATCGTAAGAATTTTACCTCAGTTAATCCAAATGGGATTAAAGCTTATTATGGATCTAGCTAGAGCAATTATTTCTAACTTGCCTCAGATTCTCTCTGCAGGTGTGCAAATTATAGGGATGCTTATACGTGGTATCCTGCAAATGGTTGGTAGCTTATTATCAACTATCACTAGTAATGTAATAGGCGGAATTAAGAACTGCTTCAGTAATGCAGGTTCGATGTTACTAAACATAGGTAAAGATATCATCAACGGTTTAATTAACGGTATCTCATCAATGGTAGGGAAAGCAGTATCTACTGTTAAAAACGTAGCAAAAGATATTAAATCAGGAATTGCAGACTTCTTTGATATCCATTCACCTTCTCGCTTAATGAAAAAAGACGGGCGCTTTATTATTGAGGGGATTATGGTAGGTATGGCTGATATGAGTAAGTCTGCAGTTAAATCTGCAGTATCGGTTGCTCAGCAGATCCGTGACGGCTTCAGCTCTCTATCTGATGATGTAGTCTTAGGGGATATTGATGGAACTGCTTCTAAATTCATATTACCGACTGCTTCAGAGTTTAGCTCAGGTGCAGTACAATCCTCTGCTATGATTCAGAGCTCAAAAGCCTTACGTCAAGCGCAGGCTATCAAGAAACAACAAGCTCAAGAGGAAAAGGGTGACAAGCAAGCTCCAATGTATATCATCATGGACAAAAAACTAGTAGGTCAATCTGTAGAGCCTGAAGTAGCTAAGACTCAAGAGAGAAGAAATAGCCGTATGGCGCAATTCACGCCTCAAGTTGCACCTACTTATTAAGACAAGAAAATAATTAACGAATGAGCCTTCCTTAAGAGGATGGCTTTTTTTGCTATTCTCACAACTAAAAAGGAGGCATTAAGATGCCAAAACTAACTGGTAGCTTTACCTTTAACGGAGTCAGGAAAGATTATCTATTTATTCTAATGGGTTTTAACCGTCCTGCCTGGGCTCCAATCAATAGAGATTTATTAAGCGTCCCTGGAATGCCAGGAGCTCACCTTATACAGACGAACACAGATGTAAGAGAAATAGAAGTCCCGGTTATCATGAAAGCTATAGATCAGGCTAACATGCAGAAGGTTAAAGAAGACCTAGCAGGATGGCTTGTAACTGATGAGCCTAAAGAATTGATATTCGATGATGAGAAAGACAGAACATACATGGCTGTAATCACGGATGTAGCAGAGCTTGATGAGTTAGTCTTCAGAGGAAAAGGGACTATCAAGTTTATATGTCCTATGCCTTACAAGTTAGGGGCTCCTCAAGAGCATGTCATGTCTGTACAGAATGCAAGCTTAGGAGCACGATTTACTAATAAGGGGACAGTACAATCAGATCCAGTTATTGAAATCGATGTGCTACAAGCTACAGAGTATATTGATGTATGGAATAAAGATAGATACTTCAGACTTGGTTATCCTACAGGCGTCCAAAACAAAGTAGTTAAAAAGGAAGATAGAGTTATTTATGACATTATGAGCTTATTGGGGTCATGGACAAAGGCAACTGGTAAGATTGGTAGCTATGAAGCATCAGGAGAGTTGGAAATAGTAGGTAATTCGTACTTCAAGACTAAATCGTTTGGCTCTGCTCCTGGATGGCATGGACCAATATACACACGACCAATCCCGAGTGGTCCTCTGGTAGACTTTAAGGCTGATATGGAAATAAAGCTATTCTCATCATACCAGGACCAAGTAGGTAAAGTCGTATTGATGCTATTAGCAGAAGATAATTCCGTTGTAGTAGAGATAAACATGAATGATGATTACGCTTCCCACATTATAACTAAAGCGAATGCAACTATAGGCGGTACAAAAACTATCGTAGACACTACAGGGACCTATGCAAATACCTTCAATGATTTTGATGGACATTACTCAATAGCTCGTAGAGGGACTGAATGGTCTGTTTACTTTGCTAAGTTTGATGGACCTCAAGGAGTAGATGGGACCTCATTAGTTAAACGATGGAATGACGCAACTGGAGAGAGTCCTGCTACTAAGAAGGCAGTTTCAAAGGTAGCCATTGCTTTCCTGCAATATGGGGCGCTATCAACTCCTATGGATATGCGAATGAACGAATTAAAAGTATGGAAGCTTTACAGCATCAATGTAGATGAGACACCGTATATTGTGGACCAGGGAGATAAGGTAATTATCGATACAGCTAAATCCCTAGTAAGTATCAACGGAAGCAGTGCCCTGCCTCTAAAAGATATCTTCAGTGAGTTTCCGGTAGTAGATAAAGAAGCAAATGAGATTATCGTCAGACCTGGGCAAGTGGGGACGGCAAAACTAAAATATAGAGAGCGGTATCTATAAGATATGAGAAAACCAAGCGGAGAATTACACATAGTCGATTCTAAAACACAACGTATCATTGCTTCAGTAAAACCCGGTGAGTATATGGAAGACAATAGACACTGGGAGCTAAACAATAACATTGATACTCTTGATTTAAAGTTTCTAGAGAGCTCAAAATACAACCCTTATTTGCAACAACAAAATTTAATCATTAAAGAGACTCGTCCAGGTGTATTAACTCCTTATGTAATTACTGAGATTGAGAAGGATACGAATGATAAAACTATCTCCGTATTCGCCTCAGGTGACTGGGTGCTGATGGGATCAGATGACTTCATTAAGCCTCAGAAGTTTGATACATGGACACCTCAGCAGTATATTGACTTTGCTTGTAAGAATACAGACTACGAAAGAGGTATTGTAGAGGTAACAGGTAAACGTACAATGACTGCTAAAGAGTTTGTTTCTCCGCTTAGTTTAATCTCAGAGCTTCCTGGACTATTCGAGAAGGCAGGAGAGATTCGCTACAGAGTTGAACTATACGGAGCTAACACTATTAAGCGTAAAGTAGACTTCATTCAACGTAGAGGCAGAGACAAAGGTAAAGAGGTAACTGTCAAGAAAGACCTCAATAGCATCCGCCGTACAGAGAATACTGACGCAATTATTACCGCATTAATTCCGTATGTAATGGGAGAAGATGCAGACGGCAATGAAAAGATTATCACTATTGAGTCAGTCAATAATGGACTGCCTTACATTATAGATGAGGACGCTTTCCAACGATGGAATAGACATGGTAAGCAACGTTTTGGATTCTACACTCCTGAGACGGATAACAAAGATATGACTCCTGCACGTTTGATACAACTTGCTAAGACGGAATTAAAGAAGCGTGTAGAAGCTATTGTAACCTATGAAGTAGATGCAGTAGACTTATCGCGCATTCCAGGATTCTCTCATGAGCTTGTATATGAAGGTGACACTGTACACATTAAAGATTACACACTTACACCTCCATTATATCTAGAAGCGCGTGTAATAGCAGGTGACGAGTCTTTCAAGGATAACAGAGCTACTAAGTATAAATTCGGTAACTATAGAGAGATATTAGACGCTAATGCTGAGCTGCGTCGCTTGTATCAAAAGATTCTATCTAGCTTAGGAGATAAAGTCCCTAAAGACGTATTTGATGACCTTAAAAACCGTGTAGATAACACTGAGTTGACTTCTAAGGAAGCACTGAAGAGAGCAGAGCAAGCCGAGAAAGAAGCAAAAGCTTCCCAGGATATTACTAACAAAGTAATAGAAGACTTGAAGAATTATCAAACTACTATTATCGAGCAACCTACTGTTCCAACTGCTCCTCCTCACAAGTTAGAAGTGAATAAAACTTTATGGCTTGACTCTTCTAATCCAGCTAAAAAGATTCTAAAAATCTACAGAGGGAATAACACTTGGGAGCGCATTGTCCCTGATACGAGCCAAGCTGAGAAAGACCTGGCTAAGCTAATCCAGGATGTCGGAACTGTTCAAGGAGAAGTTAACCAACTCAAAAAAGATGCGCTAAAAACTCAAGAGGACATTAAGAACATTGGCGTTGAGGTCAATAAGAAAGTGGATCAAACTTGGTTAACTGAAGAGATGAAAAAGAAAGCTAATACAGGGGATGTCTACACGAAAGACTATGTTGATAAAAACCTTGTAGGGAAACTGATTTATGACGCTGATAAGCAAGCAAACATCAAAGCTTTCACTGATATTAATACTAAGTATGAGCAAACGGCTGAAGCAATTAAGTTAACCGCTACGAAAGACGAACTGAAGCAAACTAACCAAAACGTTACAAACGTAACTAAAACGGTTAATGAAGTTAAAACCACTGCTGAAGAAAACTCCAAGAAGATTACTAAGGTAGAGGGCGACTTCAACAACATGAAAATAGGCTCTGTCAATCTAGCTATAGACTCTGAGTATATTTGTGATGTTAAAAACGCTACAGCAAACTACTCATCACTTAAATCATTAAAGACATCTACTAAGATTGATTACCGTAATAAAAAGTTAACCCTTAGCTACATCTTGACAGGTAACATCACTGGTAAAGGTTCAAATCCCTGGATGGGTGCAGAACTTCAAGTGAAATACGTCGATGGAGAAACGCAGTATCTTTCTTTAAGACGTGACGGCTCTGCAGTTGGCACTACATGGAGAGATGCCCTACAGAGCGGATTATTTACCATTAAAGATAAAGATATAGCAGCCATCGCCGTTACAACTGGATCAAGGGACGTTTTCGGTAATATCAATATCTCTCATGTTCAGCTAGAAGAAGGAACTGTTCCTACCGCATGGCATCCTGCAACCGAGGAAGCTGTATCAACTGGTGATTTCACTAAGGTAACAAACGAGATTAAACAAACAGTTGATACTAACACGGCTACGATAGAGAAGGTACAAAGCTCATTTGTAAATGCTAATTACCTGGCAAATTCTTCAGCTAACAAAGAATATCCTGAATTTGCAGGAGATAAAGATGGTCACCAAGCTAGTAGAGCAACAATGACATTCGAGAATGACTATATTAAGTTAGTATCTTCAGACGGAACGGACTCATTCTATCAAGTTGGTAGCTACAAGCTAAATGATCTGCGTGGGCTTGAAACTGGAAAGGAATATACTTTCTCAGCAGACCTTGTAAGTAACGCAGGATTTGCTCACTTAGTAGTATTTGAACATAACGGTACAGGTTGGGCAGAAGGTGGACAGAACCCTATTAAGACAGGTGAAACTTCATTTGTGAGAGGCTCATATACTTTTAAACTGAAGCCGACTACTAAAGCATTTATGTTACGTGTTAGATTCCCTATGAGTGCAAACTCTACAGGTAAATACCTGTGCTTTAAAAATCTCAAATTAGAGGATGGATCTATAGGCACAAGATGGACTGACTCTACAGTGAACAATACAGATTTCACTAAGACAACAAACGAGATTAAGCAGACTACAGAGGAAAACTCACAAACGATTACTAAGCTAGTTACTCAAGGTAGTATAGGAACAAATTTGATTTTCAACTCTGATTTGTCTCAACGTGAAGGGTTACCGATAGGGTGGACATATACGAATAAGACTGATGTTTACTATCAAGAGCCGTGGGCAGACGATAAACGTGCAGGTGTTTTCCGTATCGCTAGAACTAACTTACCTGCTAACTCACCGAATGCAATCATAAGCGGATACTCTAAAATGTTCCCTGTCACTATCAACACGGACTATACATTTAGTGTGTATATTAAGATACCTCAGTTTGATGCGTTTGTAGGAGATAGAGCTGTTATTATAGAGTTTTTCGATGCTAAAGGCACAAGAGTGGACTGGCAGGATGTCGCACTGACTAAAGAAGAGCTTGCATCTGCTAAAGCCAATAAATGGACACGTATAGTCCGTACAATGGCTACCAAGAATGCTTCAGCAACACAAGGCGGAATAAGACTAGCACTATTTAACAATGGCGAAATATTCTATAGAATGCCACAAGCTGAGCTAGGTAATATGGTTACGGGTTGGGGGTTGTCTTCAAGCGACTTAGTAAGTGATCAATCATTTACTAAGACTACGAATGAGATTAAGCAAGGTATTGAAGAAAACTCACAGACAATCACAAAAGTAGAAAAGAAAGTGGATAACTTTAAAGTAGGGGCGGAAAACTTATTCCTTGCAAGTGAAAACAAAACAGTCCTTGCTCCTAAAAATAACGGTGCGGCTGACGACAATTACAACTATGCAAGTATTCCTGTAGAGATGCAGATGGATAGAGAATATACTATCTCGGCTCGTGTGAAGTTTACTACCGCACCTCCTCTTGTCAGTACGAAAATAACTGTATATCCGTATACTAACGGAGTATCTACTGCGGTAGATGTTAAGGGTGGTTACTTCTTCCATACTTTCAAGAAGACGAATGCTAACACTAAGAGTATTTTACTTTATGCAGGTATAGCTGGCTCCACTAAAGGTATCGGAGTAGAATTTACTGAAATTATGGTAACTGAAGGAAATCAACCTGTATCGTATGCTCCTTCTAAAACGTCCAGCAGTGAATTTACCAAGACTACGAACGAGATTAAACAAACAGTTGATACTAACTCGCAGACAATCACAAAAGTAGAAAAGAAGGTAAACGACCAAGATGCAAGCATTGCAGATGTCAATAAGAAGACGAATGAGATTAAACAAACAGTCGATAAAAACTCTCAGACGATTACAACATTAAGCACAACTCAAGGCAAACAAGGAGAGCTGATCCAATCCAATAAGTCATCTATAGAGCAACTAAGTAATGAGATACAACTGAAGGTATCAGAAACTCAGATGCAGGACTATATAGGTGAGATAGGGACGACAAACTTATTCTTAAATACTCCGTTTGAAATCAAAGAGATAGATAAGGATGGTAATGTAACTAAGAGAACGCCTTCCCTTGATAAGTGGAGCTTTACAGGTAACACGAAACCAGGAGTAATTGTAGAGGCTTCTGTATCAAGACACCATGCAGGTTACAATTCAATGCATATTCAATCTACAGGGCAAACAAGCAACATATATGTAAATGCATTCCAGGATGCACCTATGCTATCAAACTCAGGAGCTTATGTGCTGTCATTTTGGATGTATACAGAAAACGTTAACGCTATAGATGAGGGAGCTACTGTAGGAATGTATATCTACGGTGGAGGCTCACAGGTAGGCACGAAAGAAGTAGCTCTTAAGCCATTACTTAAGTCAGGCGCATGGGTGTTCATCGTCTTGAATGTAGATGCCCTAACAGTTCCAACTACACACGCTAGAATGTATCTAACTCTAGTGAAGAACGGATCTATCTACTTATCTCAGCCTCAGTATCAGCAAGGTACAAAACCTAGCACGTATATGTCAAATCCTAAGGATATTACGAACTATAAGGAAATGATTGACCTTGTAGGTAGTAAGGTAGCTACTTCAGATTACAACAAGCAAGTAACTAAGTATGATACTCAATTCGAACAGAATACTAGAGAGATTAACCTAAGAGCTACTAAAGAGAGTGTATACACAAAAGTTGAAGGCGATGGTAGATATGGCGAGAAAGCTATGGTTGTCCGTCACGAGTCAGAGCTCAAGGTACAATCTCAGGAGATAAGCCTGCGAGTTAAAGCCGGGGACATCTCATCTAGTATTAACCAAACAGCTCAGTCTGTATTGATTCAGGCTGCTAAGATTAATCTCGTGGGAGCGGTAACGGCGGAGTCTATCAACTCCGGTATACTTAGAGGGACGCAGATATACACAAACGCAGATACCTCAGGGGCTTATCTGAAACTAGAAAAACAACATCTTACTTTAATGAATGGAACCCAGCCCCGTGGATATTTTGGATTTATAACACGTTCGGATGCAGGTATCCAATCTGCTTTAGTGCTAGGGAATGACTATGCAGTTAATAAACAACTTGAGGGCTCTCTTGTAATTGACCACGTTGTGCAAGGGACTGCATGGACAAACGCAGTAGCATCTATTGGTATCGCTTCAGGCGGTAAAACTGGCAATGACATCAATAAGAGCTCATACATTAACTTTTACCGTTATATGGACAAGATGGAGATACGCTCACAAGGACCTATTGAAATGAACGCCATTAAAGGCGATATCACAATACGTTCAAATAGCTCTAATGGGATATCGATAGACTCTGCTACTTATATGAATTTCAACTCGAATACCGCTACTTACACGTTTAAGAATGGACGAAACATTGTCGATAAATGGACATTGAAAATGTTTGAGAATGGTATTAACTCAGGCGATGTTGACTTGAACATTGGTAACCAGTTGACTCTCCGTGTAGCTCGTGCGTATCCGTACACTATGGAGGGCTTGCAGGTTAAAAATAACAAAGGTAATGACTACACTGGAGTATCTTGCGGGACTTTAACTTACGGATCACTATCTCAACGATCTTCTAGAGATTTAAAGACTGCTATTAAAGATATTGAAGCGATAGATGTACTAGAGACTCTAATGGAATTACAACCACGCCAGTATTTCATGAAGATGGATATGAATGAGCTATACGCTAAGCGTCAGGAGGTAATCGATGGTGGATACTCTGAAGAAATGCCAACTACTAAGGACGTACATCAAGAGTATGGTTTCATAGCAGAGGAAGTCCCTGAAGCATTTGCTACTCCAAGACGTAAAGCAGTTAATATGTATCCTCTTATCACAATAGGTATTGCAGGGACTCAAGGAGTTTACAAGAAACATTTGGCTTTAGAGGAAACCGTCAAAGAACAAGCTACTCAGTTAGCAATGCAAGAGGACAGAATCGCACGACTAGAAGAATTATTACTACAACAATTAATAAATAAGAAACCAGAGCAGCCATAAGCTGGTCTTTTTTTATTGCCTAAAAAGGGGTGGACAAAGTGGAAGGATTACAAGAAGTAAGAAGCGATGTTCAAGAAATCAAGCAAGATATCAAGGATATTCGTTTAGAAATTAAAACTTTAGAGATGCGAACAACAGGTAACGAAAAAGACATTATCAATATCAATAAACAGTTAGATAAAATTAGCGCCAATACTACCTGGATTTTACGACTTATTGTTGGTGGTATTATAGGCGCAGCGCTCACTTTCTTAATGAAAGGAGGTGGTATGTAATGTTTGAAATTACTGTAATGATTGGAATTGTAATTGGTTTTTCACAGATTGTAAAAACAATTGGATTACAAACAAAATACGTTCCGTTATTAAATTTAACGCTTGGCATTGTGCTAGGCGTTTTATTTTTGCCATTTGATATAAAAATGAACGTGTTCCAGGGAATCATCATCGGTTTATCAGCAAGTGGGCTATACGATCATTCCAAAATAACGAAAAAGGATGTTGATAATAAATGA